CATCAGCATCCAACTCCTTCATTTTCTTTTGTAAGTCAATGAGTTTGTCGGCAGTATCTGCTACGTTTTTAATGAGTTGACCTGCAACCTCATAAGCGCGTGGATGATCTGACGCTCTTGCCACATCAAGTATACCATCAACTGCTTCCTGACCTTTCATTACTAAGTTATGAAGTTGAGCACGAGATACCTCGTAGTCATGCTTCACATCTTCCGTTTCTGTTTTCTTCAATACTGGTTTTACTTTTTCCACATGCTTCTGGAGTTCAGAGGGTTCTGCACCAAAAGCATCATTCAGTCCATCAAAAGGATTACCCATTTTTAAATTGCCTCGTCAGCGCCGCTTACAGGATTACGTTTCTTGATATCAGTAAACTCAGATGTAAGTTCACCGAAACCAAAGTCATCTTCAGAATCAAGCAACGCATCATCTGCATCATTGACTAAGAATACATTAGCACCACTTGCATGTGCTGCAGCAGTAGTTCCTTCATATGCTCTTACAACTGTCAAGTTATTACCAGACTTTTTAGATACTCTAACGAGTTCAGTATCAATATAGATGCTATCAAATTTATTGATGCCTGATGCATCAGCAACAGCAATTAAATTATCGTCTGCGTCTGTAGCAGATGATAATGTAGTAACAACAACTCCGTCTCTATCTTGCAGAGATGTAGGAGTTACCTGATAACGAACCTCTCTTGGTGCAGTGACTTTTGCAGATGTAGAGTAATCGACAATTGCCTTTTTGATGACCTTGGGTTCTGTAACAGGACCATAAAGATATGTCTTTACACTAAATTGTAAGGTGTAAATAATTGCTCTACGGGTAGAAAAGTCCCCCTCATAGTCATCCTCATAATCAATATTTTGTAAAACCACAGGAACATCTTTCACTTCATTCATGGAAGGAAGAAGTTTTACAGAAAGATTATAGTGTGGTTGGAAGTATGGCAAAATCTGTTCCAAGATTTGCAAACCATCTTCTTGATTTTTAGAAATAATTGCTAATTCAAATCCCAAATTATATGGGACTGGCATGAATACATTTTTGTTTTTTGTATTGCTAGTGGGTATAGCAATCTTTTGAGTTGGCGATACCTTTCTAGAAGAGTCGTATGTAATGCCATTGATTTCAAAAGATATTCTTGGCAGTGTAATCTGTACTCTTTTATTTGTAGGGTCAGGTACTTGATCGAGACGCGCCAGAAACTTTGCTTTGGGACCATATGCCAGAGGCACTTTCATTACTTCATCAGAACGACGAAGTTCGATGTTGTTGAACAAAGTTCCAAATGCAACAACAGTCTTTCTAAAAATTTCGTGATATGAATATGTGCCTAACATCAGATTGTAGTATCAGTAGTGGACCCAATAGAACCGAAAGGATTTGATTCGGTGAAATCAATAATATCATCATCAAGAGTTTCAAAGTCGTAGTTCTGATCGACACTAGACTCAGTATTAACATTATTTAGTGTATTGTACGATGCAGATGTCCATGCAGCACCTGAAGTTTGACCAGTTACAGTTTCTGGAATAGTGAAAATGCCAGATCTATTAAACACTTGAAGTTGTCTATTAGATGAATCCCATGCCTTAACTTCTGCCGTAACATTAGAAGCACCACCAGCAACAATTTCTCCGATTGTAAAATCTCCAGTGCCACCTGCAGCAAAGTTAACTGTGATGGCATTGGCAAATGCTGTCTCGATAGCATCAATTTCTGTAATACCAGTATCGAGATCTTCGTCGCTGTACTCAAAGAGTTCGCACTGACATTCCCAAACATAACCTTTACCAAGTTGGTAAAAGGGTTTCTCTGCTTCTACAAATTTAATTTCAAATAAATGTTTTGTCGTAGGAAACCAAATCAGATCTCCTTCATTTGGACGACCCTCTACATTCAAAGTTTCCAAGTCGTCAACTTTTTCTTTAAACTTCTCACGGGAAAAGATAAACGTCGTTTTATCTTCGACACGAACTCCAAATTTGCTAAGTAATTCGCCTTGTCCTTCCCATCCTTCAACATTATTAACGTATGCTCTGATTGCTCTTGCGCTATCAAATTGCGAGTCAGAGTCTTCTCCAAACGCCGTGTCACGATTAACAATCGTTCTTGGAACATAGTAGATATCTTGCCCATAAATTTCTATGCTCTCTACGACGAGATTCTCCATAAACTTCTGCTCTTGAGCAGAACCATTTGCCTTTAAAAGATTTGTATGATCGCTAAAAACGAAATCAGATGCTGGTGTATTCTGAAATGCCATATTATCCTACCAAGTCTAGAGGGGGAATTTCGTATGTATCACGAAGTTGTTCTTCAAGGTCTTTTTTAAATTGACTTGCATCTTCAAGAATTTGACGACCATTGAGAGTAACACCACCTAGCATTTGAATGCCATCATACTTACTTAGGTTACGACCCCACTGCTGTTGGAATAATGCCTCAACATAATCTTTCAACCAATTATCATTGTACATATCAGTGTATGTTTCGGGATCTTGGCGCATCAAAACTTCTACTAAAATAAAATCCCCTGCTTCCAATTCATCCCAATCAAAATCAAGATAAAGTCTACCTTGATGTTCGTTGAATCTTATTCTACGATTTGCATTATTATTAGTAACCCAATCCAAAGTCTCAAGATATTGAGATGTCATAAAGTAATGAAGAATATGTCCATGCGTCATTGCATAGATGTCATTCAAGAAGATCTGATATTTAATATTGAAGATGTTACCAGGAACAACACTAGATGCACCGATCTGACTGAATACCCGATTGACACTCATCACTCCAGGAGGGAGAGAAACATACTGAGTATCTTCATACCAAGCAGAAGAACCAATTTGAGCAGTTGCTTTAGCAGCAGTTTTGATAGCATCAGTCACTTCAATCTTAATGAAAGACTTGTAACTACCATTGTAGTGATACTCTTGATAGTAATCGATTGCCTCTTCGATCAGGTCATCCAGTTGCGCTGAAGCAACGTTGATATCAATCGTAGGGAATCCTAAACGACGAAGAGCATAATCTCTTAGTTCTGTTTTAGTAGCGGGTCTAGTAGCGGACATTTTCTATTATGCGAATGTGGAGATCGTGAGAGTGGTTACATTACCAGCAGAAACTGTTTCACCCTTCTTGAAGAATCCATCAATTGTATCGATGGTTACTGAAGTAGCACCAAGTGCTGTGATAACACCAGTGGTTCCAGAAGTACCGCCAGTGATAGTGTTACCAACTGCCATGGTCTTAACTGTTCCAACTGTGACTTGTGCGTTACCATCGCCAGTGCTAATAGTGATGGTTTCACCTGCAACATATCCACTACCATCGGAATTAACAGCGATGCTCTGAATGACACCAGCAGATGCTGTGATATCTACTGTCAATCCAGTGCCACTGCCACTGGAGGTAGTAGCAACACCTGTTGATGTGGAATAACCAGTACCACCAGTTACAATTGAACCAAGCGTAACGACATCACCAGGAGTAGGATCTCCAGACAAATTCAGAACCAAAGTGGTAGTAGTAGCAAGGTTGTTGAGCATTGCTCTAAGTTGTTCAAACGCATGATCAAGTTTTGTTTGAACTCTTGCTTCAGTGAAATACTGATTAGTAGAACCTTCACTCAGGTCATCAGTAGTTGCAGCAGCAATACGAGCATCAGCACGAGCATCTGTGTAATACAGATTTGTGCCTTCTGTCAGGTCGCCAGTGTCATGGTTAGCAATACTAGAAACAGTTCCTGTTACGTTTCCAGTTACGTTTCCAGTTACATTACCAGTAACATTGCCTTGGAGATCACTAATAATCTTGCCAGTTGCTCTGTCAAACTTACAAGTGGACTTGGTGCGAAGTGTGTTAGTACCAGATCCATTTGTTACTGTTGCAATAAAGACTTCATCATCGTTTCCAGAAGCTGAGGTGCTGACTGTAGTTGCATTACCAGTAACGTTACCAGTCAGGTCACCTGTAACATCACCAGTCAG